GTCAGCTGCGCTGTCAACACCACCCGCAAGGTATTGGTCCTTGCCGCGACGCTTAGATTAAGCTTTGTGGTGCTGGCCATGGTCACATACTCAAGCTGGGTATACCCAGAGGGCAGCTCTCCCGGCTTATTGCCGCTCCCACCTGTATCTCCGCCAGTGCCTCCCCCTGTAACGCCCCCCTGACCTGTCGTCCCTTCCAGCCCCCCTACCGGGCCGCTGTTACCGCCTACTGTCTCAACGCGCTCGTATCTATTACTGCTTCCGCTTTTTATCCAGGCGGGTATTCCGGAAGAGACTATATAGGGCAGCCATGCCCCGTCTGTGGCGTAGTCAAACCGGCCGTGAAGCTTCAACAGCCCCGCACAATAGGTCCCGTATGTGTCCCGCCCGGAAAGGCAAAGCGTGTTTGCCGCCACGTCAAACTCCGCGTTACCCCACTGAGATATAACCCCAAAAAAGCTGCTGGTGTCCAGATACCCCCATGAATTCATGTCAAGAGGCGTGCGGGAAAACAGTATACCGCTGCCAACGAAGATGATAAACATATTGTGCGAAGTTATGTACTCTAAAGAATCCGGAAACAGCTGGGCGCTGCTGGGCAGCGTAAGCCCCTGTATCTTCTGGTCGTTATCCGGGTATGTGGCTTTGCCCCAGCCCGTAAAAGGCGTTACCCTTCCGGCGCGAATGTACATCTCCCCGCTTTTTATATAGGCGCGGTAGATATAGAATTCTTCGCTGGCTATCGGCTGTACAAGCGACGGGTCTCCGGCGGTTACATCCTGGGTTTTTACTCCGTTAGAATCGTATATTCCGAATACCTGTGAACGCATACTGTAATAATTTGTGCTGCCACTCACCGGCTCTTTTCTCAGCGCCAAAAACTCGCCGGACATTTTGCGGCTAAATCCCAGTAGCGTGTTTACCGCACTGCTTGCCCCGGAGTCTGAGCTGCGCCCCTGAGAGAACAGCCGCGCCCACAACGGGGATGTTACATCCTCCGCAGGCATGGCCAAGGCATAGTAGTCCCATATGTAGGAGAGCTCCCCATAGCTGGCTGATCTGTAAGTGGTTCTATACGCCCCTATCAGGACTATATAACAGTCCCTCGCAGTCCCGTCAATAGAAAAGTTTTTTACAAAAACCACTTGGGGAATGTACCTCAGGTAGGTTAGCAGTCCGCTGCCCTCCTCCACTATTGAGAAAGCCCCGCCGGTCATGTCGCTCTCAAGCCCGTGGTTTTCCAGCTTGGCAATTTCGCTGCCTACATCAAGCTTTGTCAGCGTGACCAGAGATATGGTGCTTGCAAACTGCCCCGTGTATATATAAACCTCTGAGAAGTCCGCAAGCGTCTGGCACAAAAACACCCGCCCCTCACATATGGACAGTACCACCGGTGCGTCAGCGCTTTGTAAAAACGGCAGCGCTTCGCCATCTTCTGTCCCTATGTCAATCTCCGTTACATACTCCCCTGTACAGAGCCAGCCCAGCAGCTTTTGCCCCTCAAACCAGTAAGTCCAGATAAAACCGTCATAAAGACAGCTGGTAGAGAAGGTCCCGGAGTATTCCTCCCCTTCCCCCGCCTTTGTCGCGTCTTGCAGGCCGGGGAGATTTCGCCCCAGATGCGCCACAAGCTCTGGGTACTGCTCCGCGTTGATAAAAGATCCGTCGCATTTCAGCCAGTCTTGACCCACGTCTTCTGCGGCACTGAGAATTACGCTTCCTATAGGATAGCTAGAGTAATCCGGGCTGCCTTTTTTCATGTATACTACCGGTTCCCACAGCATGTTTGACCTCTCCTTTTCAAAATTTGTCTAGCTCTACATGACTCTATAGCAAACGCGACTAGAATCGTTAAACGCCGGTTTTCAAACCCCGCCAATACTAATAGCCCGCTTTCAGGTTCTCAATCACCACAAACAGCTGTATATCCACAACCGGCGGAGTAACGCAGGTAAATATCAGCTGATTGAGGCTCTGCGCCGCTCTTATCTCAGAGCCAATATAGTCGTTTAGGCTTATAGCCACCGGTATGGGCTGAATAAGCTGCGCGTCCTCTTGCTCTAGTATGCCCTCAATGTAGACGTGCTGTATGAGGTCGTTCCACACGTCTGCCATGAGGGTTATTTCCACCGTCTTTGCAGGGGCAGCTCCCCCGCCGGTTTGGTCCTTGGCTACCGCGTTGCCTCTCTGGTCAAAGCCCACAACTTGGCCGGGCTCTCCGGTAAGTTTTTCCTGCTTGTTGTCCCAGACCTTCTCCCGCTTTCTTACAGTTCCTATGGCCCGGTCTATCTCAAAACCGGTATATGTGCTCTTATATGCCATAATCTCCCCTTTAAAGTATTACATTAAACTCCTGGTTTTCTCGAGTAAGCAGGGCCTGTATCTGATCTTTAGGTATAAAGCCCTCTGCTTCGTCGTCTCCTTCTTGGCCTATAAGCTCACAGCTGCCGTCTAGCAGCCAGATAAACGGCTCTAGGGTGGCGTACTTGATAGGGTCGGCAGTGCCGCTTAACACGTCGTCCGCGCTGCTTATGATCTCATGGCCATTATCCTCTATTTTTGCCTGAGTTTTTATAGTGGGGTCGCCCACCTTCATGGATATTTCCAAAAAGCTTTCTGGGACCAAAATATCCCGCTGGGCAGCCCTCCACTCTTCCGATACTGAACGCATGTTTTATACCTCTATCAGCGCCAGACGGGGGCCCACATAGCCTCTTATGCCCCCGTCCTCTCGCCTAAGAAACACCGAGCTGGTCCGGTCGCTCACATACATTTGGCGAGTTTCCCAGTCGTTAGTCACCTGGTTATAAAAATCTACCGGGGCTATAAACTTGCCGCCATATTTTTGGGTAAACAGCCGCAAGATTTTAGACCAGTCCTCTGCCGTTATAAACTTCCATGTAAGCTCAATCTTCGCTATATCGTCTCTTATAACCGAGCCTATCATAACCCCCTCCACGTTTCTCGCGCTGTCTACTACTGTAGAGGTAGTGGCGTTGTACTCGGACGGGTCAGGGATAGCCACGCCGTCTATAGTAACCAGCGGCCTCATGCCATCACGCCTCCTCCCCCAAGTATGTTAGCGCCCCGCTGAAGCTTATGTTTTTCGTTGTTCTGCATAAGCTGTTTGCCGTCAAGGTATATACCTGACTGGCGCTCAGAGACCGTGTGTATAGCCTCTATCAGCTGCACGGCTATGGCATACAATGTGTCTACTACTTGGCCGTTGCCCTCTCTTATGCTCTCGGCAAAGCGCTCTGCAGTGTCGCTTTCATGGGCTGTATCATACTCGTATTCCACCGCATAGCGCCTGGATAGATCCTCGTGTATAGGAAAGCTCATGTCCTGCGGAGGGGCTAGCCCGCTCAGATCGAAAGCTGATAGCATCAAGTCGTTGACGCGCTCCAGCGCGGATACTACAGTCCCAGCGGTACGGTCTACACCTTCGGCAATGCCTAGGCCAACATTAACCCCTATCATGTCGCGGGCGACGCTTGAGGGCGAGTGTATACCCAGCACCTGTCTGGCAACAGTTAGCCCTTTTACCGCTGTGTCGGCTACCGCTTGGGCAAAATAGCCTGAAGCCTGATTTACGCCCTGGGCCATGCCTCTGGCGATATCTCTGCCAATGCTAGTCCACTCCATACTTGCAACAGCGGATCTTGCCTGATTCATCCGGGCCAGGACAATGTTTGAGATATCCCCGAACCCCTGGTCAACGGCGCTAAGCATTTTCATCGCCCCGTCCCGTGCGCTGGCCGCGATATTTTCCCACTCTGCCGACACAAACTGTCTTGCGGTCCGCATATAGTTTGCCAAGCGGTCCGCCATTCTGGCGACTATAGCGCCCACGTCCGCCTCCATGCCGCCCCACACATCTGTGACCGCATAGGCAAAAGCGTCTTCCATGTTGGCGTTCACATTCTGTATGGAGGAGATGATGTCACGCTGGCTCTTATCTACGCCTGCCGCCACGCCCTGACCTATGTAAACGCCAACAGCATCCCTAAACAACCGGGAAGGTGAGTTTATCTGGGCTGCCCGCCTTGCGGCTTGGGCGGCATTAAGAATAGAGTTAGAAACAGTAGTTGCAAGCGCCTGCGCTTTTTCTCTAACCCCGGCGGATACTCCGTCGATAATGTTTGTGCCCACACTGTAGAAGCTGATTCCCGCCGCCGCAGATTTCGCCGAATTAAGACCTGAAACAACCTCTCCGCTCACCTTATCAAAGTTGCTTTTTACAGCAGTCAACACTTCGCCAGCCTTATTGGTGGTGGTTTTGACAATCTCTCCCCACTTTGTGGTGGTAGTAGAGTTGGTCTCTTCCAAAGAGGTGGTAATATTTCGTCTCATGGCAGCATATTGCGCGATTGTGCTGGTATTCATTGCAATCTGCTGTGCTTTTGTAACAGCCTCTATAGCTAGCCATTTGGTTTTGCTCTCTACCTCCGAGTTAGCCAGATTGTCGCTGACGCTCTTTTTTATGCTGCTATAGTTTGAGTCTGTGGACGCCGCCATACTTTCAAGATTTGTCTTCGTATCGCTTTGGGTATCTCCCCAGTTTTTTCCGCTGATCTCCTTAATACTGCCGGTCTTAGTCTCTACAGTAAGCCGCATTCCTTCAAATAGATCCGAAGCTATGCCGGCCGTATTCTCCACAATTTCTGCAGTGACTGTTTTAGAGGTCTCCCAGCCTGATTTTACCAGTCCTGCTATATTCTGCATTTTTGTCTCTGCATCATCTTTTATCTGCTGCAGCTTCTCCGCGGCTATTTGGCGCATCTCCTCGGTCATGCGGCGCACATCGTCGCGTCCAGCGCCTGTGTGGGTGTTTATGGAGGTTTCTACACCACTCATAGCGTCCTCGGTAGTGCCCTTCATCTTTTCGCCCCATTTGGCGGTGATATTTTGCATATCGTCCGTGGCGGTTTTCAAAAGGCCGGGTATCTCGTTCCACTTGCCGGTAAACACTGCAAAAATCAGTGCCCCCACATCCTTCATAATGGTTATTATCGATTCACCTATCAACACAAACCAACCCAGAATAGGTATGCTCTCCAGCCCCTCCAAAACGCCGTTCAGCAGTGCCTTACCTACATTCCCGCCGATAGTTAAGAACATATCGCCCTCAAAGAGCTTTATTTTCATCTTTGCCTTAAAGGCCTCGGCAAAGAATCCCATCGCTGCCTCTACCAGCGGACCCCAGTCTACCGCATCTATGGCCTCCTTTATAGTCTGCCATGCGGCGTCCCAGTCAATAGTTTTCAAGGCATTAGTCAGACCGTTTAATATGCCGGTCGCAAGCTTGACCAAGCTGGTGAACAGCGCCTCCCAGTCCGTGTCCTCTATAAGCCCGTTTATTCCGTTGCCTATAGCCGTGCCAAGCTCCGCCCACCAATCCGCGTGGGCGGCAAGCTCTGAGATAGCCACAATGGCCACATCAATCACTCTCTGCAGCAGGCCAAAAAAAGCGTCGGACATCTCTTGCGGGCTGACATTCTCAAAAAAATTGCTTATCCCGCTCTTGACTCCCTCTCCCAGCTGCCGCCAGAAAGTCTCGGCCTCTACCAGGCCCTTTATAGCCTCAATCGCAAGATTGATTCCGTTTGTAATGACCTTTGAAAGGCCGTCCACAGCTTTGCCGATCTTAAAATTGTTAAAAAACTCCCTTACGCCGGTTTTAACACCTTCGCCAAGCTTGTTCCAAAATTCCCGATCGCTGACTATCTCCCAGAGACTGTCGATTATGCCATTGAAGCCCGCGGCAATAGCGCCGCCAGCCGCCTCCAGTAGAGAAACCCAATTCACGCCGTTCAGCAGAGCCACAATGTCCCTGCCCAGCTGGGGCCAGTCAATCCCCTCCAAAATGGTCTTCACAAACTCAAAGCCCTTTGTGAACACCTCACCGATAGCGCTGCCGATTTCCCGCCATTCGCTCTCGCTGAGATATGAAAGACCGTTGTTTATGCCATTAACTATGGCGTTGGCCACTTCATCCCATTTAAAGTTTTCACAGAAACCTCTAAGCGCCTCGGCAGCGCCTTTAATGGCGTTCTGGATAGCGGTAAAAGCGAGAGTGATTATATCCTCCCACTTAACGGCGTTGAGCATCTCAGCCAGACTGGCCCCCAGATTGTACCAGTTTATCCCCCGTATAGCCTCGTCAAACATGGTGAGCAGGCCCAAGACTCCGTTTGAAAAGGTCTCGCCGATAGTGTCCCATTCCACCTCGCCCACAAAGCCGTTTATTGCGGCGGCAATATTTCTCCCCCACATCTTCCAGTCTATGGTTGTAAAGATACCGTTGGCGGTTTTAAACACCGCGTTCCAGCCAGCGCCTATCACCTGGCCAAGGGTAGTAAAGTTGATTCCCTTTCCTATGCCGTTTATGGCTTCGCCAATTTTCTCCCCGAACTGATCCCAATTAAATTTTCTCAGGAATCCTAAAGCGAAGTCCAGGCCGTTTGTAATCTTCTCTCCCAGCTGCTTTCCCCACTCGAAAGAGTTCCAGTCCTTAATAATCCCGTTCAGGTGTTCAGCAAGGATTTCGCCCGCATGATACCAGTCGCCGTTTTCAATGGCCTCCTGCATCTCTTTGGCCCAGTCGGGGAGGGGAACTTCCTCAAACATATCGGAGAAATCCAGGCCCCCACCGCCTCCGCCACCTCCGCCGCCCCCGGAGCTGTCCTTTATCACGTTAAGCTCGTCAATGCCCAGCATGTAATCTTGGAGCTCCTTGGCCGCGCCAGCGGCTCCGCCTACCGCGTCGCCAAACGACACTGCGTTCTTCTTGGCCTGGACAAAGCTGCCCTGACCTGTTATCACCGCAAAAACTGTGCCTATTATATTTATCAGCGCAACCAGACGGCTAATTATAAACTCTATAGCCGGGGCAAGCGCGTTTATAAGAGGCGCTGCCATAGACCCCAAGCTATTTTTTAGGTACAGAGAGCTGCTTGCCAGCGAATCCATAGACGAGGCAAAGCGGCCCCCCGCTAAACTGCTAAACTGATAGAGGTTATCTATACCCTCCCGTATGCCCTCGGACACCATTCGCATGGCTGCGTTTATAGCGCGATAGGCAATCATCCGCCCCAAAGACGCTTGCCACTTATTTATTGTAGCAATAGCGCTTGTAAACGGCTTGATAAGCAGCTGGCCAATTCGAGGGCCTATGGACTTAAGCCCGTCTCCCACATTACCGGCAAAGGCCTTTACCGCGCTGCCCGCCCTGTCAAAACCGGAAGAGGCAAAATCCTGCAGCGCAGCGCCTGCTTTTTTAAAGCCGGTCTCCGCCAGACTGCCTAAAACCCCTAAAAGCTCTTGGCCGGGTTGAATAAACGAGCGCATAGCGTATACCACTGCCTTGAGCTCTGGATGCACCAGCATCAGTGCCGCAGCGAAATTTGTGGCCGCTTCTCCGGCCCCTTCCCAGGCCGCGTCAATGTCTGTCCACAGCGATCTGTCAGACTGCAAGAACTCTTTGTTCTCGTTAAATTTCTGCTGGATCGCCTCAAATATTATAAGCAGCGGACCTATAGCCGCCGAGGCCCCCGCCATAGCAGCTGACATACCGGTCATGGCCGAGGCCCCTGCCGCGCCCGCGCTAGTCGCGGACGCTCCTAACGCCGATGTGGCCGCTCCAGCCTGAGAAGCTGCGGAGGAGACCTTACTAATCTCTCCGGCAAGCGCTGTAATATCGCTGATTTTGCCGCCCAGCTTTGTACCGGACAAGGCTTGAGAAAGACTATTGAGAAAATCGTTTTCAGCTGAGCCTTTTGTTTCTGGCACTTCCCCCGCCGCTTGCTGCGTTTTCTTCACTTTTTTGGAGAGGCTTTCCTGCTGCGAGTCGCCGAACTCCGCTATGCGCTGAGTAAGCTCTTCATATGTATCGGACAGACCTTGAACGGCGTTTTCTAGCTGAGCTATTTCTGTCAGCTCAGCTTTATCTAAAGACGGGTGCAGTTTTAGGCTGGCCTCTGTAAATCCTTGCAGATCCGCCAGCTTGCCTTTTGCCTCCTCCAGCGCGGCGCTTAACTTCTCTGCCTGAGACGACATTTTTTTGAGCCCGCTTGCGTTTACGGATTCATTTATAAGCGGCTCATAGCTGCCAACCTCGTGGCTTTTCTTGATCTCGTCAATAGCTTTTCGTGTACGCGCAAGGCGCTCGTTCATTTGATCTAAAGAGCTAAAATCGCTTTGCGGCGCTATTTTAGTAGCGTTAATATCTTCCGCCGCGTTTTGCATCTCTTTCATCCGCGCAACGGCTCTCTCTACAACCTGCGCTATCTCAGAGTCACTCTGAATCGAGCTTCGGCTTTCGCTCTGGCTCTGGGCCTTTTCCACTGCCTTGCTGGCCGTGTTCTTGTTCTTAACGCGGGGCTTTACTCCGTTTATAACCTTCTGCTTTTTACCCAGCTCACTTTTAGCTTCTTCCGCCCCGTTCCCTATAGCTCTGATACTCTTACTCACAGAAGAAAGAGAGCTGCCCGCCACGGCGGACTTAAGCCGCTCCAAGGCCTGAGCCAGCATATTTACTTTTTTTGCCGCGTCAGACGACTCGGCAGATATTTCTATTTCCAGGCGGTCAATATCGGCCATGGGCTCAGCTCCTTTCCGTTGCATTTAAGCGCCAAAAGTGTTAAAATGAGTAAAATTAGTCTAAAGCTTCCGAAGAGAGCGCAGAAGCAGGTGAAATACAAGTAGAAATATTTAAGCGTCCCTTTTAGCCCCAAAGCTTAAAGAACACTTGTCTATTTCATCTTCACAGATGTGCAAAAGAAGTTTCGTATGGGCGACACTTGACACTCCAATTTCCAAAATATCAAGAATCGCTCTAATTTTTTTCCGGGAATCTTCATCCAATGATTTCCGAATAGACTTTTCATAGTCTGGATAAAGCTTTTTGATCTCATCTTGAATATCCATTTATTACTCCTCAAAATGTTTTTTTGCAGCCCTAGCCCAATTGCGGAAAAACAGCTGCGCTTTAAGCCGCTCGCTCTCCGCTTTCTGCTGTATATCCTCTTGCGATGCCTCTTCCTTAAAGCCAAAGGGTTTTTCAAGATATGGTATAGGCTTTGCCCCCTTCTTTGCGAAGGGATGAAGTATAGGAGACGCTCGTATAACCGCGTCATAGACATACGCCCCCTGAAGCCATGCGGCGGAGTCCATCCGCTCCTGCCGCAGCCTCTCCGCTTTTCGGTAATACAGCACCATCAGCGGGTCTTCGTGCCAGTACTGCTCCCAGGTCATACCGATGGATAAATAGAAAGGGCAGTCCCGCTCAAAAATTTCAGTATAGTTTTTAGGCGGCTGGGCATTTACAGCTCCAGCGCCGCGTGCTCGTTTTTTTCCAGCTCCTCCTCGTCCTGGATCAAATTGGCTGTGGCCGCCTGGTTGTAAAGGGAAATAAGCCTGTGCAGAGCATCCTCCGTAAGGCCTCCCACCTTGTCCAACAGCTTCTCTGCCTTTTCCTTAGACACAGACTTGTGCTTGGCCCTAAAGGCGAAGTAGAAGAGGTTGCCGATCCCCGTGGAGGGATACTTTCCCACGTCCTCCAAATTGAACCCCCGGGCCTCGGCAAACCGGATGCTTTCCCGGTTAAAATCCAGGGTGTATACATCGCCGGTATCTCTGTCTGTGTACTTAATTGGGTTTATACGCTCGTTCATTTTTTCTCCTCCTTAAACGTCAACTTCCGTAGTCTTTTTTGCGGTCTGGCGGGTAGAGAATGTCTGCCCCTCGGGCGCGCCCTCGGTGGGTTTAGCCTCCCACATAGGCGCTCCCGTCGGGGTTATGTACAGCGATATCTCCAAGATAGCGGAGACCTCCGCGCTGGGCATACCTAGCGCGCTGGGCTGCCCGGTAAAGAACAGCGACTTTGTAAGGCCCGGTATCACAATGACGAACCAGAGCTTTTTTCCTGCCGCCGCCGCGGTCTCATATGCGTCCATAACCGTGTCCCATACGTCCATCAGTTCCTCTGTTAGATTTGCTCCAAAGGTCAGCGCTCCTCCCGGATCCTTAAGTCCCGGCACATATGTTTTCCACTCTATGGCCTCCAAAGTTGTAGACTCCAGGTTCTCTGGCTCCGGGTTCAGCTCCGGTGTGGATTTAATGCCGGATATCTTCGTGTAGCCACTAGTAGGGCGAGTGCCCGCGGTGGTCTCCGGGGCGTATCGCACGGTTATTCCCGCGGTAGATAGATCAATTGCCATGTTGTTCTCCTCTCGTATGTTTTAATTTAAAAAGTCAAAATGGGCCGGTCACTTAAAGTAACCGGCCCCGTGGCCTCTTCTCCCCGCGCCTGTGCGCAGGGGCTTAATTTGTATATATCCTCCCGCTTGTGTCCACTACCCCCTCATAACGGGCTTTCATCCGGTACACCTTCGCGTCCATCAGGTTGCTCGCCGGGGTACACATGGTGCGGGTAAACCCCAGCCTCTCCATGCAGCTGTCAATTAAATTCATGATTTCCTGCGCCTCGGCCTTTTTATATCCCTCCTTATTGGAGTAAACATCCACGTCATAGAGCAGCTTGGCCGCGTTCTCTATTTTCGTGTCTCCGGCCTTCTTGTACACGCTGTTATCCGCCTCAAGAATTATAGCCGCCGGAAATCTGGCCGGGGCCGCCGTCTCCTCGCTGGCCAGAAAGATATTGTTCTTGCCATATGCCTCTCGAAGGGTCTCAGCCACATAGCTGAAAACCCGGTTTTCTATGTCTATCAATTCTCGGCGAACACCTCCCTTGCTATGTCCGGCAGACGGCTGGCTATTTCCTGTATAGCCCGGTACATGGGCATAGACGCGGGCGTACCGTGGGTAAGCTTCAGCTCGCCATCCTCACGAAAGCCCCATACTTTTCGGGCCCCGTGGCCCTTTCCGTATGTGCCTATCTCCACCACTCCCGGTGGGCGCAGAGGGTTTGGAGATCCGCCCGGATTGTAGTATACCCCCGCGCCAAACTCCGCGAACACCGCCTCTTTGCCAATTGCGGCGACCACGCTTATTTTCCCCTCTTCATTCGCTGTTACTTCCACATCCGGCACACGGGCACCCTCGAGTATAATGTCGTCGTACACGCTGCCGTTAAAGCCCTCTTCGCACAGCTGCATAAGTTCTTCGCTCACACGCAGTCTGAGCTTTCGGGTCTTATCCTCAAGGCTCTTTTGGTAGTCCTTTACCTGGTTTATCGCCGCCTCAATCGAACTATCGCTTAAGCTGAGCTGTGTCTTCATACCAGTCCCCCGGCGGCCTTAATCCGCGCCTGCTCCTGCTGATACATAGATACCGTCACATCCTTTATGGCAAACTGCAGAGAGTTTTTCCACTGCGCCCGCCGCTTTACAATAGAGCTATACGGTCCATTAGTGTCCGCGTCCCCCACCCAAAGCACCGTGTTCTCGTCAATTGGTAAACTGGTGTCGCTGGTAGTCATGGTGCGGTCATAGTCCGCAAAGCTGCCAAACTGGCTGGCCTCGCTGGCCCCTTTGTTTGGGGACACGCATATCATGCAGGATCTAAGCTCGCCATATAACGGCGTAGTAGAGCCGGTAAGGTTTCCGTCCTGGTCTATAATATCCTCTTCTCCAAGATACAGCTTATAAAACACCGGCTGCTGGTTGCTTAAAAGGCTGCGCATTACCTCACTCCCCTCGCCATAGGCGTTACTCTTAAAATAAGTTCTTGTGGTATGCCCCCTGTTCCCCAAGTCCTTGACACCCCGTTTTCTGTGTGAGACGTCTCGTATTTTCCGCCTATCTTGTCAAAGATTGCCTCGGCAATCTGCACCTGAAGCCCTAAGTATTGGGGCTCCAAATCATCCGGCCAATCTCCATAGGGAAAGCGCCGGGACATGATTGCCTCTCTCGCCTCGCTCAGCAGCTCCAGCAAAAGGCTCTCGTCCTCGCTGCCGGTCAATACTTTCAGCCGGTCAATATTGTCCATGCCCTCCCCCTTTCGCTAAATCCTTTTCGACTTATTCCGCCGGCGGGCCTGAGGCTCCGGTCCCTCGTCTTGGGTCTCATCCGGTTCCTCCTCCCCGTCTGGGATTTCCTCCTGCTGCGGCTGCTTCTGGCCGCCGTCTAGGCCGGTCTCTTGGCGGCTCTCTGCCTCGCTGTCCTCTTCTAGAGATACATACAGCGGGTCCTCCGGGTCCATACCCTTAGGCTCGCTGCGCAGATCAGCCGCCTTAGTCAGATTCAGCTTCTTTTTATCCTCAAAATGCCTGTGAAGCATCATATTCTTTCCCCCTATGCCGCGGAATTTACAATCTTAATCGCGTTGCCCGGCTTATACAGATAGGGCGCGAACAATTTACTTCCGGTAACTACCGTGGACTGGTTAATTATGTCTCTGTCAGTCTCCACCAGCGTATCACGTTTCATGTACACGGCCAGAGCTCCGGGCTTTACTATGTAGAAGTTCTTTCCCTTCACCCTGTTGCTGACAATAATATTAGCCCCAAAAGCCATGCCCGCAGATCCACGCACCACCATGTCCGCCGCAAGATCAGAGGCTGGTACCCATGACTTAACATTCAGCAGCTCCGCATAAAAGTCCGAGTCAACAACAAGCGCTTTTTGCCCGTCAATGTGCTCGCCGAACAGAGCCAGAGCTTTCGGTATATCATCCACCGTGAGTTTTGCGGAAGGGGTATACACATTGCGCGTATTTCCGTCCAGCGCCTCTAACAGCTGGTTGTCCACCTTAGAGGATATAGATACCACAATCTGACGCACGCCCTCGCCAAGGGGATCTCCATAGCCGCTTAGCAGCGCCTCGTCCGTAAGCTGTACGCCCTTGCCGATCTTCGTTATGGTAACAGACTTTGTTTTGGTTGACAGCTTCTCAATGGGAATATCCGTTCCCTCGGCTACGGTCTCCGCGTCTCCAATATATTCAAAATAGGGCAAGGTAACCGTGTTGCCCGCCTGTCCCTGCAGGGTGTTATCTATTGTAGCCAGCGGCGCAAAAACAATGTTATCCGTAAGCTGCTCGTCTATCATATCCGCAATCACCTGCGGGTTGAGCAAATCCGACAAATAAGTACCGTCGGTTGTAGATACAGTCGGCATTTTATTCTCCTTTACTTTGTTAGATTTTTGTAAGCATCCGGGAACTTATGAGCAAATTCCACCCGCTCCCGGTAGTTCATTTTCTTAAGCTCATCTTTCGTAACGCTCGGCGCGCCGTCTCCTGCCGCGGGGGCGGGCAGCTTGCTGTATTCCAGCCTCAACCGCTTCTCCTTTGCGGACCAGGCCTTTTGAATAGCGTCAATAGCCGTGTCCACGTCCTCCGCCCCGTAAAGCCCCCCGGCCACCATGTCCGCACACTGCTCGTCTTCTATAAAGCCCATAATCCGCTTTGAGATATTGCCTACGGCAGACTCCCGGCGAAGCTGGCTGAGCTCCTCTTCCATAGCTTGTTGGCGCTCTTTGGCCGCGTCGGCCTCCTGCTCCTCCATGCTTTTCTTGCTTCTCAGCTGCCTTTTATACTCGGCGGCCTCTTTTGCCGCTTTGTCCATAGCTAGCTTCTGCTTTTCCAGCTGGGTCTTAAGCCGCTTAATTTCCAGCCCCCTGTCCTGTTGCCCCTCAGAAGAGGGCTCTTCGGCCTGCTGTTCCTGGACCTCCTGTGCGGCAATCTCCTCGTCCATGTTGTCGTTTTTTGTGTCCATATGAATTCTCCTTTGCGTTTTTTAATTGCTTTCTCTGCAATCTGCGGGTTTAACGTCCTTCTCTGGACATGCCATATTTTTTGTCTACATTCCCGCTGGCTCATACCAGCACCGGCACCGCCAATGGGCCTTGGGCGGCGCCTTATCAATAGGATAAACTCTCCCGTCCCGCGGGGCGCACACAGCGCAAACCCGCTCGTCTTCCTCCGTGCGCCAGCGCACATACTCAACCCCTTGGTCCCGGTAAGACTTCAGCATAGCCTCATCCGTGATAATGTCCGCGTATTGGGCGCTCATATCGGCCCAATACCTCAACGCCCGGCGAAACTCCGTCCGCCTGTCCTTGGAAGACAGCAGGGCCTCTGCCAGCCTCTCGCGCTTTCTAATCACCTCCGTCTCATAGCTGTAATGTGTAACCGGGCTAGGCTTGCCCATTATCTCCTCCTGCAACCAGAGCTCAAAGATAAGGTAATCTATAATCTCCTCCCCCGCGTCACGATATGCCGCCTTTGCCACCTCCTTGTACTCCGTCAAGTTATCAGCGGCAAGAGCCGTGTACAGCTCTTTGCACCCTGCCGCTACGTTCAGCTCGTCGAAACCAAGCAGGCCGAGCCGCCGCTGCATGGCCATAAAGCGCTTTACCGCCTTTCGGTTCAGCCGTCTTATGGCGGCGTCGGCCCGCGCGTATGGATTATCATTCATCTATACCCCCCGGCTCTGCCTCGGATACAGTCTCGATAATCTCTGTAGGCTTCGCCCGCTCCAGAGATTTTTCCAGCTCCTCTTCTTTCTCCTTTTGATACCGGTCGTACAGAATAGACGCGCTCTCCGGGTCCACTACCAGCCCGCTAACCGTAAACGCCTGAATTGACGGCGCGCCCGAGGCTATCAGGGAGGTAAAGGCCTGCACTTTCGTCAGCTTATCCTCATAGGACCGCCTGCCAAACTTTTGCTCTATCTGGCTTATTTTTAGGTCAACCGCCCCGGAGTCCTGGCAGATTTTTAAAATGATTTTTAAAAAATCCGTCTCCGACTGTTTCCACATGGATTCGGTCTCCTTGGCCCGGGCCTCCGCGTTCCACCAGCCGTTCTTCATAATTACCGCCCCGTTGTTAGAGCTGTCCGAGGTGTTGGCGTTACCCTGAGAGGGCATTCCGACTATTGAAAGCACGGTCTGATACATATCGTCCATAAGCGTCTGGGTTTCGGACTGATTCAGCTGCTCGTTGAGATAATACAGCTTAGACGGCTGCCCCTCCACGCTGGGCAGCTTGATAGCGCCCAAGTCCTTTAGCTCCAAAAACTCTTCTCTTGAAATGTCCACGTTTTCAAGCACCATAAGCGCCTGAATAAACTGTTCAACTCCGTCCAGCCGGTCAGACTCGGTAAGATTCATAGCGTCTAAAAGGTCAATAACTATCTCAAAAGCCCCCATGCGCAGAGAGTTGCAGGGGTATTCCACAATGGGGATCTGGCCAAAATTGTGGGTAATTTTCCTCTTCTTTTTCTCCGCCCTATGCTTTGTGCCCTGTATGTAATAGGTGGAGTTATGGGTATACACGGTGTACAGCGCGTTCCCGTCATGGGTGTAAACATAAGTCACTGCCATAGCTACCCCCTTGGTCACGTCATTTTTGCGCACTATAAAGGTGTTTCTCGGATCTAGGGTGTATATCTCAAACGGGGCTTCGTCAAAAGTCTCCCCCGCCGCTTTCATAAAAGAAAACGCCTCCGCCTTATCCCGCAGCGCCAGCCTGTACCCCACTCCGGCGGTAAACATCCAGTATGCCAGCTCCATGTCCTTCGAGGCCTTGTTCTCCGACATCATAAAGTCGTTTAGCCGCTCAATCTTCTTTGGCACCGACTTAAGCGACCCGCGGGACACATACTGCAGAGGCTCGCCTATAAAATTCGCCGTCTTAAAGGTGACTATCTCGTTTGCCCTGTTGATAACAATTCGGTTGCATATATCCTCGTTAACCTTTTTTACCCGCTGCCGGACTGGCTGGTCTCCCCTTAGGTAGTTGTATAAATATTCTATCTCCCTTCTGTTTTTCAAATGGTACGGAAGGGCCGCATTAAGAACGTCTATTACATTCTCCCCTGTGATCTCCGGTGCGTCAGTGAATATCTGAGCGCGGCCAAACAGCTCTCGTCCCATGGCCCAGTGCCCGTTCAGCTTACCGGTAAGCTGAAGTTCTTCCCCCTGGGCGTTCAATTTAATTTCTGGCATGCTTTCCCCCTCCTCCCCGAAAAAACGCAAAAGGGGGCCAGATGTCTAAGCATCTGGCCCCCTGGCCTCAATCCTCACCACCCGTGCGGGAGAATAGATTATTTGGTTTTAATTCACTTTTTTTCTTTTCAACAGTATCACCGCAACCTGACCATCCTCCACCCTTACAAGCAGCTCTGCACGTCCCCTGTTATTAAGGCACCTCTCTATTGCGGCTATGTTCTCCTTTGAAAGCTTTATGTCCATTCAGCCTCCATATGCAGTCATATACATCTATATAATTTAATTATAGTCTGTGGCGTTTAGTTTGTCAAGGCTTTTTTCAAATATATGTTCTGAAAGTTTTAAAGTATCTTTATACCGGCCGCTTTATAATCTGTACCCCGCCGCTTTGAAACCCCTGCACATATAGTGACAGCATGGCCATACCGTCCGGCGCGTCGTCATGCTTATTCTTCCCCGACATGGTGTAGCCGCACAAATCGGACAGCATCTTGCGGTACTGCCGGTCTTCTTTCAGGGTGGATTTGTCTCTAAACAAAACACGCTCTTTTACAAACGGACTGTTAACTATAATTTTCGTCTCCTTGTTGGCGGTTGTATACTTAGTGGTGATTTTGGTTATACCCCCCTGCTCTTTAATGCTTTTCTGTATTTTTTTCGCCACTTGCCCGCCTGCCGCGTTGCTCTCGAACTGGCAAAGCTGAACCCGCCGCTTTAAAAGCAGATTTATAATCTGGGCCTCCACCGCCTCCGGGTTGCCGTTATCGTACACGCAAGCGTCTAGGTAAAAGTCCATGCCATATCTGTACACCACCGGCATAAAGCAATAGTCCGTGCCCTTGTCCTTTGTGTCGCACACCGCCAAGATTGCGTCCGGCTCTTCCTGTGGCAGCTCAAAATAGTACCGCAGCTCGCTCTCGCTGTACAACTGGCCCTCCCGCTCAATGGGCTGGTTCATGTATAGCGCCCTCCAGCTGGCCTCGTCCATAATCTCCCGCTGGGCATGGTAAAACCCGGTAGAGAACCCCGCTGCGTTGCCGTAGTCAAAGTTGCTCTCGTCCTCATCATTCAGAGCCGGAAGCGCGATAAACTCCGCTTTGCTGTCGGTTTTTTCCTCTTCGCTGCGCTCTAGGCGGCCTATTACGTCATGAACGCTCCACCGGGTGGCTATGTGCAGCTCTTTGCAGTTCCCAATCTTTCGCTGACGCAGATCTGTCGTGTACTTTTGCCAGAGACTGTCCATGCGCTCTCTTGACATGGCCTCCTCGATGCCCTGGCACAGATCGTCGCAGTACAGCAGCTGCTCAGCCCGCACTACGCCTGCGTTTCCTGAGCCTATTGACCTAAACTGTAGCGTGGCAAAACGCTTTCTGCTCCCCAAGTCTAAAAACAAATCCTCCGCGTTGGTCTTTACTATGCGTACCGAGGGGAAAACCTCGCACCACAGATATTCCCCCTTGGGGTCCATTATGCGCACACACTCCTCGTATGCCCCTCTTAAAAACGAATTTGAGTGGCTGCCCCCAAGAATGGGCCTGTCTGGCTCTCTCCCGGCCAAAAATGTGAGCAAAAAAAGCGCTAGCGTGGTTTTGCCCACCCCCGGCGGCAAACTAATCGCCAATAGGTCAAGCTCTCCGTTGCAGAGCCTTTGCAGGGCTTTTGCGATTGGGTATAGCTGTTTGCGCCGCGGCATATAGAAGGGCCTCTCCCGGTTCCACTCTATGTACCGGCAATATGCGTCAAAGTCTAACGGCGCGTCAAAAAGCAGGCTGCGCCTATAAATGTCCAGCATCCGGGTCTTGTCCTGCGGCGACTTTAGCTCTTTTGAATATCTCCCGCTGAGTCGCCTTACCTCTCTATTGCGCGAATGCGCCTGCCCGCCGTCCTCTTCCTCCAAAAGCCTTAATGTGAGAAAATAGTCTTCCAGCGCCCCCGGGTCTGATAGGTTGCGCCCCGCCGCTTGCCGTACAATGCTTAAAGTGTTCATTTCCAATCCTTCCCCCTGTTAAATATAAAAACAAAAAGGCCGCGGCCCTGGATTTCTCCAAAGCTGCGGCCCCGTGGCCTTTTCCGGTCCTGCCAGCAAGACCGGGTGTGAAATATATGTTTTCAAGTCTCCGCGTCCAGCGGCAGCAGCGCCTCGTGCTGTCCCTTCACCCACTCGCCATTGGGCCCGTACTTATAATACCCCTGGTAGGTCTTCCGGTTTTCAAGCACCGACTGAACGCTAGATATGCCAAAGTTCTTTCCGCTTCTGGTGTGTATTCCCCGCTTCTCAAGCTCGTCGCATATGCCCCGCATAGTATAGTCCTCTTCGTCGCGCAGATGATAAATCAGCTTTACCACTTGAGCCTCATCCGGGTTTACTGTCAGCTTTTTAGTGCCCCTAGCTGCACTGTAACCGTAGGGCGGCTTTCCTCCCGCATACCCCCCCTGAGAGGCCTTAATGCCCCGCCCGCTGCTGGTGCGCATATTGATAAAGCTGCGCTCAAGCTGGGCAAAGGCCGCTGATATCGCCTCATACACGGGCTTGTATATGCCAGCCGAGCCGAAGTCTTCCGCCACGCTGATCAGCTCTATATCATTGCGCTTCAGCAGGTACTTAAAGCCATAGAAGTTCTCAATATCCCTGGCAAGCCTATCGTTCTTCGCAACCACTACAGCCTCAATCGGCGGGTTTGTCACGTCTCTGTTAAGTATCTTTGTCAACTCGGGGCGCGCCGTTAAATCCGTGCCGCCGCTCACCGCCTCCTCAACATACCACTTGAGCACCGAAAACCCCCGGCTCTGGCAGTATCTCAGAATATCCTGCTTCTGCGCGTCTATCCCGTACCGGTCCTCGCCCGTCTGGGCCTCTGTAGACACTCTTATATAGCCAGCTACATAATGCTCTCCCATGGCTTTGCCCTCCTTGTTTCTCTCTTGCTTCTGTGACTATAGTATAGCAGAATTACGGTTACTTGTCAAGGGGCAAATTAATAAAAAGCCTTTTTTGTTTTTTCGCGCCCCAAGGGGCTAACTCCCCCCCGGCGGCAGCTTTAAATACCCCCGGGGGTGGGGTAACCCTAGATTACTCTAGGCAATATCCGCCCGGCCACAGGCAAGGGGCGCAGCTGTGCCTTTACGTGAAATGTTGATTAAGTTTCTGAAAAAATATACAATTGTATTCAAAACCCCTTGACAAGTAACCGTACATGCGCTATAATATAACTACAGTGAGGGGAAACCCCACGAGTTTACCAGGCAGGAGGTAGAAAGGATGGGCAAAAACAAGATGTGCGCAAAAGAAACGGCTAGATTAATCGCATGGCTTAAAGCTAAAGGCCATTCAGCGGAAGATGTCGTACAGTGTATTGAATACATAGCCACTGGACTTCAAAAAGAACCCTCCAAACAAGGTTCACAAGAATAAAAAAAGGAGAACACCCTAGGCTATTGCAAGCAGCGCACTAGAGTGTTCCAAAACGCGGTCAGGGCCTGTCCCCTGGCTGCGTTTTTATTATAGCACAGCGCGACGCAAATTGCAAGCCGATATATCACTCTTTATATATCGATAAATCAATATCGATATCCCGGTGTTTTTTTTTTTTACCGGGTGGGACCTAACCCGAGTTGCCCGCACTGGATGTGATCTGCTATGCCGCCTATCAGCGCCGCACAATGCCCCGTTTTGCGCGCTTTTGTGCTATATGGTAGGTTTACACTAGCACGGTGCTTGCAGGCCAAATAGAGGGCCCTGAGGCCTCTACACAGCCATCAGGGCGTATCTTTACTATATGACTACACAACCTACGCAGCCTTTGTTTTGAGAAATGCAGTATACCGCTAATCCTCTGTAACATTAGCCTCTATCTTCTTGCGCAAGGCCTCTGGATCTGGCATATCTCCCAAGGGGTTTGGCACTGCAGGGGCTATGTCTATCTGATCTCGATACCCGTCGAAGTTCTTCAGCAAGAAGATGCCGCTGGCAGGGTTCACTTTATTGTTAATCATCATCTCGACTAATATGCTCTGCATTAGTCCGTCTATCTTCTTAGCCAGCTGCATATGAGTTTTGCTTCTAAACTCGCCCTTGGTCCATGTATAAAGCGTGGTGCGGTCTATTCCAAGCCAGCAGCAAAGCGTAGCTTTGTTGGGCTTGCAGTCGTTTTCGATGCAGTAGTTGAAGTACTCTTTCGCCCTAGTCTCCACCTGCGCGGGATCAGAGATATCTATAGGCGGCATCTCCCAGGCCACCATGGCATGGCGCATGAATGCGGAGTTATCTCCCGGTTCGGCAAATTCTTGACCAAAGTTTTGCAGATCATCCCGCTTACGCCTGCGCTTTACTAAGGCCTCAGAGCCGCTGCTATTATTCATATATTCACCCCCCCAAACCTCATTGAACCTCCGGAAAAGGAGATATCGCACAGGTCAAGGCGTTCAAAGCTGATCTGTGCCCCGTCCTCACACTGCAGGGTCAAGTTCCATTTGATTTTGCAGTTCACGCAGTCCTTATAACTCTCAAGCTTTACTAAGTCTCCAGTGTAATCCTTATATGATACTTTCATTTTTAAATCCTCCCTTTTAGTTGTGGTATTATTGTTTTGCGTAAAAAGCAGTTTGTGCCACGACGGCACAGGTGGTAAAATACTTGGTGGATTGAAGGATAGATAATCATTACAGTTGCACGGTAAATTATACATTGTGGCCTCCTTTTGGTCTTGCAAGTGGTGTGTTATTAAAGCCATATTAGATACTCCCGGCATATCAATAACGGCTTTGCTGATCTCTATCTGTGCCGCTTGTAGGCGCAGGTTGTCGTTTTGGGCCTTGAGCTGCCATAGCGTGTGTTGCGGATTATCCACGCAAAAGCTTTGCGGCATATTGCGGCTCTCTAGCGCGAGTATGTATCGCTCATGCCTATCATCAAGAGTTGTTGTTTCAACTATCTCTGCCTCAGAAATCTCGTGGACGTTTCGCCTCGCCTTGTTTATCCACTCTCTAGTGCCGTCTTTGTTGAGTCTGAGTCCATCCAGGCCCCACCAGAGAATAAGCGTATATTCTTCCGCGGGCTCCTGCCAAATGCTCTCACAGATGGCTTTAACCCGCGACAGATACTCTATGTGGGAAAAGTCTTCACGAGGCGTACCAACGCTCTGTTTTTCTGCTAAAACTGTTTTTCGTACCGCAATAATGAACCCAATTCCTAATATTAAAAAAAAGGGTAAGGGTATTAGGTTTATCAAAAGAATCGCCATTTGACAAAGCTCCTACGTTTCATCCCCCCAGAAAAGCATTAACAAAATACTGCTGGCCCTTACCCGTAAGCTTTGGGGTTTTGTTTATGGTAATGTGCCCGTCGGCATGGGTAAGGCTGGTCTCCTTTATCTCAAAAAGCCCTAGCTCCATGCTGCGCTGGGTGGGCATATTGTAGTCAGAGCCCTGGCGGCGTATCAGATACCCTCTGTCCCTCATCCAGGTAAACAGCCGGTTCTGTCCCATATCCACCCCGTTCTGCTTTAACAGCTTGGCTAGCTCTCCTATTAGAATCGTGCTCTTGGCGGCTGACACCGAGTCCGCGAACAGCACCTTTGGCCGGTCCGCCTCTGCTTGGGCAACAAGGGCCGCATTGTCCTCTCTCAGCCGTTTAAGCTGCCGGTCAGCCATCTGCAACGCCCGGGCCATTACCTGTTGTGGAGAGTTCCACATTCCCTCCACCTGTATAAAGTAACGGCGAATGGCGCGCCCCTTGTCTGAGCGTTGAATCATACACAGCTCTTTGGCCATGCTGATTGTCAGCTGATGGTCAGTCTGGGGCTTACCAGGAAGGCCGTCAGACCTATTACTCAAAAATGAGTAATAGTCTTCTTTCTCAACGAAGCCATATTCGCACATCCGCCGGAACCAGTCGTTATACCGTGTTTCAACTCCCAGCGTCTGGTGCAGTTCCCGTCCGCTGACAGTGGGCCGATCCTGGCTTTCGTAATTCACCTTGATAATGTCTCGCATATCTATACCTCCCTCAAACCCGGTAGAACCTCATCCGCTATCTCCGCCTGAAAGGTCTGGGCCGCCTGGTTCTTGGCCTTCATGGCCAGCCGGTAGAAGATGTTCTCTGGGATGTAGTCTGGCCTTTCGGCACAAGTGCCGAAACCAAAATCCCTAAGGTAATCGTCAACCCTGCGCCACATTATGTCCTCTTTTCCGTTTTTCACCTCCGTAAACCCCAGCCCCCTGGAAACGTCCTCCAGGTTCAGCCGGGCCGTACCCTCTTTGTCCAGGTAGCCTCTTACCCCTTGGATAGTTAGAATGTTCATTTGGCCGTTCATTCTCATTCCCCTTTCATAAAATAAAGATAGGGGGAGACGCTGGGAACTTACCCCAGCCTGCCTTTTCTCTACCCTGCTCGATTTCATTCTGATGTGACAAATCGGACTTTTGTGGGCGTTTTCGCAAAATTCACAAATTGTTTACAGCTTTGCTACATATGCGCCTCAGATGGTCTACCGAGTATTGATACCCCACCCTTCCGGCCACTTGCTGCCAGCTCAGGCCCTCAAGGGCCCGCAGAGTCACCACCAGCCGCTGGCGGGGCTCGGGGAGGGAATCCACGAAGGCTTCCACCTCCTGCTTCTGCCGCCTGAGTGCGTCTAGCCTGTCCGGGAACAGGCCGTTGACCTCCAGGGTTTCAAGCTCCAGGCAGATGTCCGGGTACTGCTCAAGGATTTGGCGGGTCATTTACACTCTTCCCCCAATCCGGAAAAGCAGCATTCGCATATTCCGTTCGTTATTCTGGACATGAAGTTTTTGCACAGCATATTTTTTGCATCATAAAATTCACATCCGCCGCAAGCCCGTATATCTGAAAGCTCTCTTTCCTCTATGGGTATGCCGCCTTTTTCGCTCCAATAGGCAGCGGTATGCGGGCCCACATGACTCGGTTGACTTGACAAGTCAGTTTTTATGGCCTTTTTCGCATTTGCCAGTTCCCCGGCAATGGCCCCATAGCCGCACAGATCTATGTAACTGTCCTCGATATCGTGTCCGGACTTAATTCTGGCTATCTTCATCAGCGCCATCATAACAGCCGCATCATGGGACGTAAAATCCACATTTTTATACACGCTCCAGAGAGCGGCAATATCAGAAAATGAGTTTTCAACGCACCCATAATCCTGTGTGCGTTGGCCAGTAACCGCCTTTTCCGCAGCACTTAATATTTCATTTCGCTCCACTTCTAACCTCCTTATTAACTAGACGCATAAGCGTTCATGCCGCAGTGTGGACAACCGCAAAACGCGGGGATATTATCATATGCTTCCCAAAATAGTCAGAGAGTGTATATTCGCCATAATCCGCCTTAAAAACACAACCACAATTATCACATGTAAAGAGTTTTGTGCGCTTGTTTATCCTGCCTGGCTTAATTATCCTCACTTTGTATCCTCCTCAATATATTCCAACTCCCTCAAAATATCCTTAGGCACGTTTCCCTCCCACACAAAGGAGTTTTTGAGCACATAATGATTATACATGGCGGCGGTCTTATTGGCCCTGGTTTTGGCCGCCGCGGCCCATTTGCGCTCCTCGTCGCTACCCTTTGCGTACTGGTAATAGGCCAGCCTGTCGGCCTCCTATGAGGCCTGCATGGCCCGACATGAATCCTCCACCTCCTTGAGAGTCTGGTAGCTTACAGAGTCGTCGGCCTTGTACAGAGAGTAGGCCCAACGGTTCAAAACCTCCCGGCCCGCCGGGGTGAATTCCAGCAGCAAGACTCCCGCGCAGACTACCGCCACAAATATAACAAGCGCTATTTTAGCCCTTGTCCTGGCCTTTTTACTCATACTTCACCTCCTGATACTCCACTACCGGGTCTTCCACCTCGAAGGGGATATCCGAGTACAAATACTCCCCGGTCCACTCCACATATTTTCCGTCCGGGGTGAAGAAGAATATACCGCTGTCGTTCTCGCCGTAGGACCCGTCCACGTCCGCAAGCTCGGAGTTTACCACCACGTTTCCGCCATAGTCACCATAGTGCCTTTCAACATACTCAACATAGTCTGGGCTCAAAAAGCTGTTGAGGCTAGACACTTTACCGTCTACTGTAAAACGGCCCACCGTGGTGTTCCCCGCAAACAGAACTATGTACCCCAGCGGCCTATCCACCTGGCAGATAAACGTGTTGGCCTTTTCCCGCTGGCCGTTAACCCAATAGGCCCGGCGGATAAGGTTATATCGTTCTAAAGAGTAGTCTATGTCTGTGGGCGCACTCTGCGCTGTGGCAAGCTCATCTGTTACAGCCTGCGTGTCGCGAACGTTCTGCTTTGTGCCCCCCGCAGCGGAAGTTATACCACAGTTGCTAAGAGTCAACGCCATACAGAGTGCGGCAAAGCCTACTGCAACAATTTTCATACCTGTTTTTTTTCATGTTTAGTTCTCCTTTTAGTTTTTTGTAGTGTCACCATACTTTTACCTCACCTTTAGACGTTCCTATTTCTTTTTGCTCATGCTTATCACTCCGATCACAAAAACCGAGATTATTTCCACCACTATCACCGCCAGCGCCCCGGCCCAGAAAGGGTTAATATACATGCTCTCACCTCCCGGCTGCCTTGTTGTAATGGAAACCAAGTTCATCACACTTCTGGATCGTTGACGTGCCACCGCTGTGATGCGTTTCCCAAAGCAATAGCCGCTGAATGTTCCATTTTCCGCCTCCTCCGGGCTTATCTTCTCAAACTCTATCACCCAGACCCAGGGATCGGCGCCCCAGTCATAGAGGGCGCGGTCTTTGGGTTTGAGAGTGGCGTCCCAAACCTTCTGAAACTTTGAAAAAGCTTGCAAGCATCTTGCTTCTTTTTCGCATCTGTCCAAAATTGGGACGCCTTCCTTCTCAACTCCGTCATCTGTGATATCCCACAACCGCTCCACCCGCACATCCGTCACCCGCAGGAAAATCCGCGCCGCCTCCCGGGGCATGTGGATGGAGGGTTTCCATTTTATATTGCAGTAGCCAGCGTAATATCCACAAATTTTGCATGTACCTTGGGGTTTAACCCCATCAGGCTTGCAAAATCCTTCTTCGGTACACCCGTTGCAAATATTATCCGCCTTGTACCAGTACTGCCCGTCTGGCGTTTGCAGAAACGTCTCCCGCACATACAGGATGTCGCCGGGGCGGTAAGGCAGTTTGATAAAATTTTCTCCATACCGCTTATTGCCATCTTTATCTGTCCATTCACCCCTGACAGATATGTGTCCATTTGGAGTAAACGCGGTATACCCAAAAGATAAATTCTTAAATATCTTCTCCTGCGGCTTCACCACCCGCCGCGTCACCGTCTTGCGGTTGTCCAATATGGCGCGGACCATTTCTGTGTTAAAAAGAATGGGTTTCATTCAGCATCCCTCCATGGCAGCGCCTGCCTCACCCTCTTTCCTGCTTGCCAGCCGCTTCAGCCTTTCCATCTGTTTTACCTGCTGCGGACTGAGGCCCGTGTTCTCATATTGTTTTAGCCTCTCATAGCACCTGGCGCTTTGGCAGATATCCCCCTCTCTCAGGCGCTTACAGGTAGGGGCCATACCACATTTGTCGTGACAATAGTCGTCGGTCTTACCGGTCAGCCTCTCCATTTTCACACTCCACTCAATGTTTTTTACCCGGTCCCGCTCCTCCGCCCGCTTAGAGTTGTTCCAGCGGTCGATGGTACCCACCAGGTAGCCGGTTATCCGGCGTATGCGCTCGAAGCCGACGCCGGCGCCGATGATTTTATTTTCCTTTTTAGGGTTGTTCATGTCTCTGTCTCCTTGCTGATTTATTGTGCGTTCCCCAACATTGAGAATTCCAGCTTTCGGTGTCCTCTGGCAATATTCTTTATTCCACCACTTCCTACATCCTTTACAGGAAAAACCTTTGCAGGCGGCATCGAATTTCTTTAGCGCTCCACATGGAGAACACTTAGTATCCATATTTTCTTTTGTGAATCCCGCATCGAAAACGTCATTCATGATCTCAATGAATTTTTCTTGATTCGTCATTCGTCTTCCTCCTTATCTCGTTCGTCTGCAAAAACGACATAATTGTTGTAATGGAAACCAAGTTCATCACACTTCTGGATCGTTGACGTGCCGCCGCTGTGATGCGTTTCCCAAAGCAATAGCCGCTGAACTATCTCAAAGTAGGAAAACTCCGCCACGAACCGCTCCTCGCTGCTCTCTGGCTCAATGGACAGTGCATCCAGGTACGCCTCAAACAGGCCGGTCAATTCCCGCATCAGGGAGATACAACCTTTGACGATCTCCGCTTCTGAATGGCTTTCAATGTGTTCCATTTTCCGCCTCCTCCGGGCTTATCTTCTCAAACTCTATCACCCAGACCCAGGGATCGGCGCCCCAGCCATAGAGGGTGCGGTCTTTTGGCTTGATGGTGCTGTTCCACGCAATCCTGAACCAACTCGGTCCACTCGGTAAAAGCTCACCTGTTTTTGTGCTGTAAGCCCACTCTTTGCATCCCTCAGCATCTATCTGATCGGGTGCGATATCCTGCAACCTCTCCACCCGCACATCCGTCACCCGCAGGAAAATCCGCGCGGCCTCCCGGGGCATGTGGATGGAGGGACGCCACTTTATGTTTTGTACCGGCGAATCTGCTTTGTACCAAAATGTATAAGCCGCAGGCTGACACCACGTCTCACGCACATACAGGAGGTCGCCGGGGCGCTTGCAGCACCTTGCCGGTATGGTGAATATCTCGCTCTCTTGCCGTATGCTCATATTTGCTCTCCCTTAGTCTGGCGGGTTTATACTTACGATGATGGCCTTTATCCAAGGGAGTGCGTCATAAACTTTCCGGCATTGGCTATCGATGTCCGGAAGCCTGTAAAATTCCTCGACTCTCGCTGTGATAGTAAAGCTCCACTGTGGGGTATGTGACGTCCTCAAAGCCCCCCACCGAGAACTCATAGACCAGGTAGGGCAGTATCGCGTCATCCGGAACGTCCGTGGTAGCGTAGGCCGGGATGCCGAAGGATGAAAAGAGCTGGTGGAGGGCAGCGGCTTTGGTCATGGGTTCACCTCCAATTTTCCGCTCATTAGTTCCGGCAGCATAGCGTCCCGCAATTCTGCTAGTAGACGATTTTCTTCTTGGTTCAAATAGAAAATATGCTGTTTCCACATCGGGAGAAAGAAACTGATAAGACTGGATAAAATCTCCTTGTCCTGATTGTCAACTCTGAACTCATTTTTGTTTTTGGAAAGCGTAATATAGCGTCTGCTTTCATAATGACCGCCCAGAAGTTGAAATGTTTTGTCAAGCCCTGCATCGTCTGTCTGCTTTTCCAGTTCCGCAACCTCGTACAGCCCGATTGCTTTTGCAAGCGTTTCATTGCAGGTGATTTTGATAACGCTTCGCTCTCTGGAAACGCGGTTGATGTCTGCCATGATGTCGGCGAAGGGTCTGTGTTGTGTTTCCCGCTCTTGGAACGCTATATATCTTGACGGGACGATGTTGTAGTCGCTTTTTTCGATTTCCTCAATGTTGACTTCATGCGAAAACTCCGCCACACTATCACAGTTACCGCATACGGTGGCAATCACATCATCCGGCAGAACATTAACCGTCTTGTAGTATGTCCTGTTTTCGTGACTTGCGCCGCCGTACTGCCCGTTTTGGTCTCTCTGTTCCTGCACTGCTTTTCTACGACAGTCATAAAATTTCACAGACTTATTATCGCTCGAAAATACAATTACACAGGTTGGGATGCTGGTGGCCTCGAACATTTTATCCGGCAGCAAAATGACACGCTCCACCATACCAGCGCCTAACAGGTATTCCCGGATTTCTTTTTCCGGCTCACTGGACAACACGCCACATGGCAAAACAAAGGCGCACCGCCCGTTCGGCTTCATACGGTCTAACGCCGTCAGAACAAAAGCGAAATTGGCATTTGAAGAGGGCGGGATTGGCTTGCCCTGAAAACGACTGTCTGCTAACATTGGCGCTGGAGCGCCCCATTTCATATTGTATGGCGGGTTTGAAATTACCTCATCGGCCATAATGTATGGGGGTTGCCGGATTTCCTGTATTTCAGAGAACCGAGAACCGGGGGACAGCTTGTACCCCTTTGCAAATTCCATCGTCAAGGCGTTTCTGTTCAGCACATAGCCGCCCATGTTCCGCACTGCCATATTGAACAGCAGCAGTGGGATTACCTGTTCGTCCAGTTCTTCGCAGATAAATGTTTTGTTTGGATTCTGCGCCCATTTCTGGATAGTCAGCGCTCCGCTTCCGGCGCACAGGTCATAAACCACATCCCCGCCAGTTTCAGTGGATACAGCGCAAAGTTTGGCGATGCTCTTTGGCGTATAGTCCTGCATCTTTTCTTTGCGGTCGGCATAGTAGTATTGGAAAATCTTTTGCAGTTCGTCCGTTTGCAAATCACCGCCCACCATCTCCACATAGGCGGAAAAAACATCGTTTTTTTGCGGGGACATCAATGTCCTTAGCACCGTCCTTGGCAAATCTCCGTCTGCACATATTAAGTTTTGAAATCCTTTTGTCAGTGCGGACAATTCCATTTTCTCACCCCACAGGCAATGTAAATTCCTCCGCCGTCACCTGCGAAAACTGGAACGAAGCCCGTTTTGGCGTTTGCACATCGTCCCCGTCCGAGGTGACGCGAAATATCTTGTCGTCTGACAAACGGCGGAATATGTCGTGATACTCTAGCGTTGCGTTAGGTTCACAGGTGACGGTATAGAGGCTCGTGACGCCCTGCTTCTCCGCCGTACGGGCCTGCATGGAGGTATCGCAGACAACCGCCGCCTTGAACTCTGCCCCGTCTGCCCAGCTGGTGATAAATCCACCCTCTCCGTCTGGAGTCCGCTTTCTTTCAATCAGCTGGCAGGGTTCCATGTACTCTTGCAAAAGGCTCATACAACACTCCTTTCCGCTTCCTCAATGCGCCGTTTGGCCACCTCAAAATAGCCGGGGTCAAGCTCCATGCCGACGAAGTTTCGGCCTGTGTTGACCGCCGCAACGCCGGTGGAGCCGCTGCCCATGAATGGGTCAAGAACGGTTCCGCCAGTTTCACAGATTGCAAGCAGTTTTTCCAGCAGTTCAACCGGCTTTTCGGTCTGGTGGTGTTTCTGCTTTGTTGGGACGCTTTTGATGTGGTAGCAACCGGCCCCAACAAAAACGCCGTCTATGTACTCTGTTTTTCTTGGGCCATTTGTCCCCCACACCACATATTCGCAATCGTTTCTAAAGCGGTTTGGGATTGGACGGCAATTCCCTTTGTCCCATACGACAATGCCTCGATACACCCACCCGGCGGCTTGCAGTGCGTCAATCATGGCGGCGATATTTCGCCAATCCACAAAAACTGCGCATACGGATTCGGCTTTGCTTTTTTGACGGCACTTGTTCAAGACCATGCGCATAAATTCTGTAAAACTCCGCTGATCCATGTTGTCGCCGCTGAAATTCTGAAACCGCGCCGCGCCGTTGTAATCGGTGTCGCAATACTTGGCGCGTGTGCTTGCCTTTCGGTCTCCAGCAAACAGTCCGCCGGATGAATAGGGCGGGTCGGTCAGCACCATATCCACGCTGCCGTCCGGAATGTTCTTCATCAGCTCCAGGCAATCGCCTTGATAAAATTGAATGCTCATATCTCCCTCAACTTTCTGTACGGGTTCAGCCGCGCCCGGAACGCCGCCTGCCAGCCGCCGGAACCAGTGCTGTCCCCCGCGCCGCTCTGCTTGCTGTAGCTGTAGCCGCCAAAGCTCTCGCTGGTGTAGGGGCTGTCAATGACCGCCCCGTACTTCTCCTGCCATGCGGTGATTTCCCCAGCAAGGTCAATCACGGCTTTCGGCACCGCCAGCGCCCAGACAGTCCCCGCAAAGGTTTCATCTTCCAACAACTCCATGTCTGGACCGTATCGGTGCAGGCCATCGTTGAACACACTGCCGCAGATGCGGAAATACTGGCCCTCCTGGAGGAAGGGCAGCGCGATCCGCCCATCCTCGATGGTGTAGGTGCCGTGGTGGATTCCGTCCGCCCAATCCCGCACCCGGAACCAGTTATGAATTTCCATCAAGATTTGTTCCAGCATTGTGCCGCCCCCCTTCCTTACTTACCGGCAGCCTTCGCAGATGCCGCCTGTACAGGCGCGCCGCCTGCCGCCTGTACGGTCGCAACGGCGATGCCGTCCAGATACTCCGCCCACAGCTTCATACCCATAATGGCGTGTGTCTCGCCCATCACACGGCCATAGTTGCCCTCCATGTGGACGCCAATCAACGGGGTTTCGCCCACCACGGTGTAGTTCAGGCCCATCTGCTGGAAATCGCCGTCAGAGGGGTCTATGTAATACAGGTCAATGTTGTCGCTAGGAGTAGCCAGCACCTTGCCCTGGGGGATCTCAGAGGACAGAATCATAGAATCCGCCCCAAGAAAATCCTTCATGTACTGCACCCCTTGCCGGTTCTGTACGGTGATGGCGGCGGAGCCAAGGTAGCGGTACACGTCCAAGGTGTTGACAAAGGTGACAATCCCGGTGGAATCCTTCCGCAGC